ATAATCCCTACAGGTAGAAAAGGTAATTATTTTGAAAATATTAGTAATGTAGATACACAAGGAGTACTTGAAGATGATTACACTATTGCTATTAATATCTTAAAAAACAAAGACGAATACAGATTCAATACAATTACTACTCCTGGTATCTATAATAAAGATCACGCTTCTGTAGTGGCTAGTGTAATTGAATTATGTGAAATGCGTGGCGATTGTTTTTACATCACAGATTTAGTGCCTTATGGTGATACTATCACTAGTGTAACTAATGAAGCAAAAGAAATTAATTCTAACTATGCCGGTACTTATTGGCCTTGGGTCCAAACCCCATCTGTTGAATTAAGTCGAAATGTATGGACTCCTACCTCTACTGTGATGCAAGGAGTATATGCCACCAATGACGCAATTGCAGCTCCTTGGTTTGCTCCAGCTGGTTTAACTAGAGGGGGATTACCTGTAATTAAAGCTGAAATTAAATTAACTCAAGGGTTACGTGATAATTTATATTTGAAAAAAGTTAACCCAATTTCTACTTTCCCAAATACTGGTGTTGTAGCATATGGTCAGAAAACACTTCAAACTAAAGCAAGTGCTTTGGATCGCATCAATGTAAGAAGATTAATGATTTCATTGAAAAACTTTATTGGTGATACTGCTAAAAATTTAGTATTTGAACAAAACACTACAGTAACCCGAAATAAATTCTTAAATGCCGTTAATCCTTTCTTAGAATCAGTTCAACAAAGACAAGGTTTATATGCATTTAGAGTAATAATGGATGAAACTAATAATACTGCAGATGCTATTGACAGAAATCAATTAGTAGGCCAGATATTTTTACAACCTACAAAAACTGCAGAATTTATAGTTCTAGATTACACAATTCAACCAACAGGAGCTACTTTTGGTGAATAAAAATTTAAAACTATTATATTTATAATAAAACGACAATACAATGGCAATACTCAGTTCAGCAGAAATGTTCTTTACGGCCTATGAGCCTAAATTACAGAACAGATTTATATTTTATATAGATGGTATCCCTGCATACCTTATAAAAAACGCAGATAGACCTAAAATTACTTTTGACCAAGTAACTCTAGAACATATTAATGTTAAAAGAAAAGTTAAAGGTAAAGCTGATTGGCAAGATATAAGTGCTACTTTATACGACCCAGTCACTCCCTCAGGAGCCCAAGCAGTAATGGAGTGGATTCGTTTGTCACACGAATCTGTAACTGGTAGGGATGGTTATTCTGATTTTTATAAAAAAGATATCAGATTTAATACTTTAGGTCCTGTTGGTGATGTGGTTGAAGAGTGGATTTGTAAAGGTGCTTTCATTACTGATGCTCAATTTGGTAGTGGTGATTGGGGGTCATCAAATCCAATGGAAATTAACATTACTATGAGAATGGATTATGCAATTTTGAACTACTAATATTAGCCAATATATTAAAAGAAAAGGGAATCATTTGTGTGATTCCCTTCTTTTTTACATATGTATATAAAAACATATAAAAGTTATGGAAAATAAATCTATGTTCCCCACTGAGGAAGTTACATTACCTTCAAAAGGCTTACTTTATCCTTTAGATAATCCCCTTGCTAAAGGATCAGTTGAAATGAAATATATGACTGCAAGAGAAGAGGATATTCTCACAAATGAAAGTTATATTAAAAAAGGTATAGTAATTGATAAATTATTACAATCTTTAATTATATCTCCTATTAATTATGATGATTTAGCTATAGGAGATAAAAATGCATTATTGATTGCTGCTCGTGTGTTAGGTTATGGTAAAGATTATTCTTTTACTATAGAAAACAATAAAGGAGAAAAAATCGAACACACTGTTGACTTAACAGCTCTAGAAGATAAATTGTTAAATGAGGAACATTTACTTAAACCCAATCACAATGAGTTTTCATTTACGCTTCCCATTCTAAAGAAAACTGTTACTTTTAAAATTCTCACTACTCATGATGAGAAAAAAATCGAAAGCGAACTTAAAGGATTAAGAAAATCAACTAAAGAAGTTGGTGAACTTACTACTAGACTCAAACACATTATTTTATCTGTAGATGGAGATTATGAAATAGCTACAGTAAGAAATTTTGTAGATAACCAATTGCTAGCTAGAGATAGTAGAGCACTCCGTGAATATATGAAACAAATTAGTCCCGATGTTAATATGACATTTGACTATGAAGATGAAAATGGAGAAATGCAGAGAGGGGTCAACGTGCCATTAAACGTTAACTTTTTTTGGCCTGACGCCTGAGTATAAAATTACTATATATAACGAAGTACACGATTTAACTTACCACGGAGGTGGGGGTTTTACTTATTCTGAGGTATACAATATGCCTATCTACTTAAGAAGATATTCTATTCAAAGAATTAATAAACTTTTACAAGAAGAAAAAGCATCTTACGAAAATGCTCTTAAAGATAGTACTTCTACTAAAAAATATTAATCTGTTATATTTATAATATATAAATAAATTCTATGGCAGATAATAACATTAGATTGGACGATATTGGCGATGCCGGTAGGAGAGCCAGAAGTGAATTTGAAGATATTAGGAACCTAGTAGAGGCCCTAAATAGTCAATTATCGGCAGCTAATCAATTAACTAGTGATTTTGCTGGAGAATTAAGTCGCAGTGCTACACAAAGTAGAAGATTAGCGGATGAAGCTGAAAAAGTTAGAGGTGGGTCAGCTTCTACTAAACGATTGCTTAACCAGCAAGCTGAAGCTATAGCAAAACAACGTACCTTACAACAACAAGCTAATGAGGCCCTTCAAAAATCTGTAAGTGCCAGAGGTACTGAACAAAGAATTTTAGTTGCCCAAGCAAATAAATTAGCTCAAGCTGCCAGTGAAGCAGGAATGTTAGCTAATAATTTTAGGGAACTTGCTAATATAAATGCTGAATTGGATAAAAAAGCTGAGTTCTTTTCTAACTTAGGAAAACTATCAGGTCAAATACCCGGATTAGAAAAGTTCTCTTCTATATTCAGCGATATAGGACAATCAATAAGAAACTCAGCTAGAGAAGGAAAAGAAGGATGGGCTAAATTTGCGGGGGTAATAGATGTTTTAGGTAGAGCGGCTTTAGCAGCTTTTATAAAACAATTATTTGCTGTAGATCAAGAAACAACCCAATTAACACGTAACCTAAATTTATCTAAAGCCGAAGCAATTGAATTAAAACAACAATTTGCCGGGGTGGCTCGTAATAGTGGAGATATTGCAATAAACTCAGTCAGAATCGCTAAAGCCAATACAGAATTAAATGCTCAATTAGGAACTGCGATTATTTTTAGTAGTGATCTCACAGTTACATTCTCTAAACTTACTGAAATAGTAGGATTAAGTGCTGAAGCCGCTGCTAGTTTAGCTTTCCAAGCACAAAGAGCAGGTGAGACACTTAGAGAGACTGAAGAAAATGCTTTAGGATCATCATATGCCTTACAAAGAACTCGAGGAATTGCTCTTAATAATAAAGAAATATTAGAAGCCACAGGGAAAGTTACAGGCCAAGTAAGGGCCAATTTAGGAGCTAATCCAGAAGCTATAGCAAGAGCTGTTACTGAAGCTAAATTATTTGGTGCTGAGTTAGAAGATATGCTTCAAATCTCTAATTCATTATTAGATTTTGAAAGCAGTATAGGAAACGAATTAAAGGCTGAATTGATTACTGGGAGGCAGATTAACCTCGAAAGAGCAAGGTCTTTGGCTTTAGTAGGTGACCAAGAAAGCTTAACCAGAGAAATTGCAGCCCAAGCAGGTACATTTACGGAGTTTAATAAATTAAATGTCTTACAACAAAGAGAATTAGCAGAAGCTTTTGGTTTATCTGCAGATCGTTTATCTGATATTTTATTTAAACAAGAAATCCAAGGTATGAATGCTCGTCAATTAAGAGCTTTAGGAAAAGGAGAATTAGCTAATAGATTAGAACAGTTATCTGCCCAAGAACAACTCCAATTAGCTACTGAAAAATTTATGACTGCCCTAGGTGACTTAGCTACAGTACTGATGCCTATAGTAGATGGATTTAGTTCTATTGTAAAATTCTTAGCTGAGTCGAAAGCTGCATCTAGTATATTTGTAGGTATTATGGGTGCTTTAGCAATAAGAAGTATAGTATCAGCGGTAGCCCAAATATTTGCTGCTAGCTTTACTCTAGGTCCTTTAGGAATAGGATTAGCAGCTGCTGGTGTAGCAGCACTTTATGCTTCTATAGCTAAAGCCCCTCGAATGGCTGAAGGGGGTATTGTAAAAGCTAAACCTGGTG